CCTGATGGTGGAGGCGCTCAGGTATGAACCCCGCTGAAATTCCGGCTGTATTGGTCAATTTAGGCCCAACTGGTTTTATCCTATGGTGGATTTTCAACACATCACGTCAGGCCAAGGCAGAAGTAAAATCAGACCCGATTGGCGATAAACTTGACAAGATCATTGAAATCCTCGCCCAGCAAGACAAGCGCATTGTGAAGGTCGAAACCATTCTGGAGGAACGCAAGTGAACGCTGAGTTTTGGAAGATCGTCCGGCAGATGTTTGGCGGGCAACTTACGCCGAAGCAAGTTGACGGGATTGAGACTATCCTAGCCGCTTCATCCGGTCATCCGATTAGCCACCGCGCGTATATGCTGGCAACTGCCAAGCATGAGACTGCCGACACCATGCAGCCGATCACGGAATACGGCGGGCGCAAATACTTCGACAAATACGACACCGGCAAGCTGGCAAAGGCTCTCGGCAACACGCCCGACAAGGACGGCGACGGCTATCTGTATCGCGGGCGTGGCTATGTCCAGATCACGGGGCGGGCCAACTACGACAAGGCCGGTGACAAGCTGGGGATCGATCTGATCGGCAATCCCGATGCGGCGCTAAACCCCACTGTTGCGGCGCGTATCCTTGTGCGCGGTTGCTCTGAGGGGTGGTTTACGGGCAAGAAGCTGTCTGACTATCTGCCAAGCGGGAAGCCTGATGCGTATCAGCAAGCACGCCGCGTTGTGAATGGCACGGACAAGGCCGATCTGATCGCAGCATACGCCGCCATGTTTGAGACTGCCTTGGTGGCAGGATCAGGCGAAAAACTGTCGTCAACGCAAGTTGATGTTAGCAAGCCGCCGAAAATCGAACACGTCGCGCCGGTCATGTTAACGAAACCGTCAATCTGGCAACAGATCATCGCCGCAATCATGGCAATCCTGAAAGGACGCAAACAATGAACCCCGTCTATATCCGACTTGCGCTGTATTTCGTCGCGCCGATCCTTGGAACGCTTCCCGGCGTGACCTACGATGCTGCCGCGCAGGTGATCATGATCAACATCGAAACCGCCGCTGTAGGGCTTGCCGGATCGGCGCTGTTCACCGGCGCTGTGTTTGCCAAGTGGGGAAAGCGTTGATTGGCGCAATATCAATCGACCTATTCAACACACAGGTAGCGGTTTGGCGCACTGACAAGCAACGGCGCAAGTTTCTAAGAGCGCATGGCGTTTACGCCGAAAAACACAATGACGCTTGTTTCTCATCGGCGCACGTAGATGTCGGGGCTGATGGTGTTGCGTGGTTTTCAATGGTCATCAAAGACGGCGCATCGATGGCAACGTGGGCGCATGAGTGCGTGCATATTGCAGATTGGTTGATGCATCGATTTGGCATCCCGACCGATGCTGGCAACACAGAGATCAGAGGTTACCTTGTCGGGCATTTGTTCGCAGGTCTGCAAGAGATACTTGGAGATACAGCATGATAAGCCTAATCCTATCACCTATCCGCAAGGCCGCTGGATGGGCCTTTGCAGCCCTTCTGGCATTCTTAGCTGTGTGGGGGCTAGCGAAGCGGCAAGCACGGCAGGAAACGGCGCTACAGGCGGCAGAACGCATCGCAAAGGCAGAACGTAAACGAGGGGCTATCCAAGATGACATTGACCAAGACACTGACCTTGCTAACCGCGCTCGTCGCATTGGCCTCGTGCGCCCCGAATGATGGCTGCGCGGGGTGGCGTCCGGTTCGTGCATCGGCTGAGACGGTGGATTATCTGGCCGCGCACGACCCGATCACGCTCAAGGCGATGATTGCGCATCAGGAGTTCGGGCAGGCGCAGGGGTGCTGGAAATAAAGAACCCCCGCATTTCTGCGAGGGTGTAGCGCGGTTAATCCGCCAGATCGATGCGGCGTGTGGTTAATTCAACTCCCCTTGCGGAACCATCATCCATCTTGATCCTGTGGCGACAATGCAAGCCTGCATTTCACCCGTGACAGGCGGAACGACAACCATCGTCCACGTTCCGCCCTGCGATACATAAACCTCAACCATGCCGCCGCGATCTTCCATGGCGCGCACTAGTTGCGCCTCGCCATAACTATCCGACAGCGCGGCAATCAGATCGGTGCGCGGATAGCAATCGGATGCGTTTGCTTGTGTGGCGAGTAGGCAGAAGATGATGCTTTTCATGCAGCATCCTCCGCATCCAAAAAGTCAAACAGGCTTGGGACTTTGTAATCCCGCGCGGCAGCTTCAACATACTTCACGCCATCAATAAAGTATCCGGGGTTCAACTCGCACCCAATGCCTTTTCGTCCTAGCTTAAGCGCGCGGAACGGAACAGTCATCAGCCCGCCAAACGGATCATAAACCCACTCACCCGGCTCGGTGTATTGAGCAATGGCACGGTCAACAATGTCGAATTGCAATGGGCATAGGTGCATTTCCTGACCTTTGCGCGATTGTTCGGCATTGATAGTCATCATGCGCGCTACATCGGTCCACACGTCAGGATGCACAGTGTGTGGAGGCAGCAGCATGAACGTAGGCGGCAGCTTGCCTTTCATCTCTAGGCTTTCGCCAATAGCTACATGGTGTTCAAAGTCATAGACTTCCGCCAAGGAAAACTGTTTCCATGTCTTATATACAATATCCGCGTCAATCCCGTCCAGATCGCCCGGCTTCAAGCTGCGGTTGCCAGATGATCGTGTATAGGCATGGGCGTCCAACTGCCAACGTGCACGAGAGTATCCACCTTCATTGCGCCAGTTTTTCGCCTCTGGGTCAAACTCCTTCTTGTCTTTCTTTGGCGGATTGTCAGCATAGCCGTTGCTCATATCGGTAGGCGGCTTGCGGAACAAAAGCAGGTATTCAGGAACGCCAAACCCCATGCGGCTACCATCCTTGCATTGCTCGGTCCAGCCGAGGCGATAAGTCTGGTTGTTTTCCCGCACAACGTCTGTCGTGATCGTCTTCATGCCAAGGTAGGCAAAGCCATGCTTCTTGAATTCATAGACGCAATCCATGTGCAAGGTTGAAAGCGTTTGAAACCCAAAGCCTGACACGCCGCCGGGGATGATCCGATCCTTGACGTGAATAGCGCACACGCGGCCCGGCTCCAGCACTTGCAACAGGTTTGGGATAAGAAAGCCCATTTGCTTCCAAAAGTGCGCATCATCATCGGTATGCCCAAAGTCGGCATAGTTTGGGCTATATTCGTATTGTGTCGAAAACGGGATGCTGGTCACGATCAGTTGGACGCTGTTTTCCGCCATGGCTGCGGTTTCCTTGACGCAATCGTTGTGGATCACTCGGTATTTTTCGCCTGCAACCTCGATGCGTTCAACGCCCATTGATCGGATCAATGTTTGCTGCATGGCAATATCAGACAGGCCATATTCGCGGATCAGTTCAACCATCTTCTGCACCATCTCATTATGTTGTTTCCATTTGCGTTCAAGCGCGCGGCGAACTTCGCGTTCAGCCTCTGTGTAGATCAGATCTAGTCGAACACTTTCGGCAGTTTGACCAAACCGCAGAAGTCTGTGAACAGCTTGAATGAAGTCATTGAATTTGAAACCAATACCCAAGAACACAGCCCAAGAGCAATGCTTTTGCAGGTTTGTGCCAGACCCAAGCATCACAGGCTTTGCGCCAAGCTCTGCAATCTCACCATCTGCAAACTTTCCGATGATATCTTCGCGGGCATCTAAGTCTTGCGATCCGTAGACGGTGGCAACTCCTTTGCAGGTGCGTTCAATCGCTACCCGTTCTGCCTCCAGATCATGCCAGATCAGCCTATGCGCAGCCGGATTGATGGCGCGCAACTCCTGTAGCTTGGCAATGCGGTCGGGCAGGCTGTTGCGCTTTTCCCGCGCGATGCCAGTCAGATCAATGCTGGCGTTGTTGAACATACGCGCCTGACCGTCCTTTTCATGCCCTGCCGTGGCAAGGTGATCAACTGGCAATTCATGCCAATGCAGGTCTAGCGGCGGTAGGTTATAGCCTTCATCGGAAAAGGTAGAATCAAGATCAGACGGTCGCGTCACAAACAATGCCCAGCTTGCCACCCACAACCAGAACTCTTTCTCCTTGTGCTGCATGATCGTCAGGTTGTCGGCTTTCTCGCTGTTGCGCTTGAAGAACCGCGTCTTTGCTTGTCCAATGTCCATCACGTCCAAGAACCCAGCATAGGCCAGCAGCTCAATGTATTCATTCGGGCTTGGTGTTGCCGTTGCAACAAAGCGATACATGACACCATCATTGCGGACATGGTTTGATTTGTCGCGCCGATCATCGCCAGCAAACAATGCCATAAATTCGCGGAATGTCTTGGTTCCGCCGAACCCGCGCAAAATAGCAGCTTCATCCAGCGAAACGCCGATAAACGGATCAGGCGATACCTTACCCTCGCGGACGCTTTCGTAGTTTGTCAGGTAAACGCCGGGGCCGTCAACTTCTGCCGTGTTGCGGATGAATTTCACCGTTACCGCAAATTCACCATGAAACCGCCGTTTTGCCTCCTCAATGAATTCACGGCGGACACCAAGAGGCGCAACAATCAGCGTAGCTTTGCCAGTCTTGGCCGTGATAATGCGCATGGTCTCAATTTGAGTAGCCGTTTTGTGCAGGCCAAAGCTGGCAAACCAAGCCCGCCGCCCGCCTTGGATAGCCCATTGCACCATCTTGCGTGTGTGCGGTTTGAGGTCTGGATTGATCTCATGATCTTCAACGGAAAGCCCGCCAAACTTAGGGGCAATAGCCGCTTTGCGTTCAAGAAATTCCGCATAGTCCAAGGCTTGCCCCATCACGTTCTCCGATGTATGATTATTCTCAGTCATGCGCATCTCCCTGCGTTATGATTAGGATGCGGTGGCGTTCGGTCAGGTCCGCCACCGCTTTCCGACACTCTGCCATGTAATTGCAGTCCGGTCAATGTGGTTTGGTGGCGCTCATGCGTCACCGCCTTTCGCGGCGGCAAGGGCGGCGCGGGCTTTCGCGGCTTCCATCGCCTCATCATGGGTGGCGAAATGCACAAACTCCTCGTCGTCGCTTTCAGGGTCTAACGTGGGCGCAATGAACCCATAGCGGGTTGGCCCATGATAACTGCTGGCTATTTCACAAACGCAAAACAGCCCCAACATGCCACGGTTTACGGCCTCATTTGGCGTCTCCCCGCTGTCGTCAGGGTCCATTGTGCGCCAATACCAGTCGGCGCGGTCAAATGCGGTGGCCTCGTCGATCTGCGCGTCACGAGGTGCGGTCTGCACGTCGATGGCGGCAATCGGAACCTCCTGGATGAGCCAAGCGTCCTCGTCGTCTGCTGAGAACGCCTCGGCATCATCGCGAGTGGCAAATTTCAGCGCCTTTGAAATGTCGTCTGTCCATTCGGCATTGGTTTCCCATTTCCACACGCAGCGCCACCTGTTGCCTTGACCGTTGGCAATCACCCAACCTGTCACCACCCGCTGACGGCTATCCGCGTTGGTGACAGGATCGGCGGGCTGGCTGGCGGCAACGGCGGGGAGGGCCATAACCGCAGTTGCAGCCTCGCCAAGCTGAATCGTGCGGAACGTCTGCCCGCCAATGACGATGCTGCCTTTTGCATGTTTGGTCAGTGCGACCAAAACAGCGCGGCGGCTCACGGTGTCGTCGGGGTTGGTCATTTGCGGCCTTTCTGTTTCAGCAGCCGTTTCAGGGATTTTGTCTTGACCGGCGGCTTCACGCGCGGATCATCCAGTCGATACTGGAACTTGCCTTTGCCCTTCGGCGGGTTGGGGCCTGTCGGCGGCAGCGGGTGCATGTCGCCGGAAGCCATTGTGGCAATGATGTATGTCAGGGGGTTGATTCCGAACATCACGCCCCGCCTTTCTCAATCTCTGCCAGAAATGCTAAACATTCACGCCCGCGCGCTGAAACATCGTCGCGTCCATCAACGCCAAGATCATGCACTGCCTCCTTTAGGAATTTGACCGCCTTCGCCAGTTGCGCCTTGGTGGCGTCGTGCAGGTCTATGTGGACGTATTCTGTGACTTCTTGCTCACAAACTTCCATGCGACCCACAAACGGATTCCATTTAGAAGTTGAAACAAAGGTGGTGATAGGTTTTTTCCAAAACGGCTTGAAATCCACCCATACCTTTGATCCATGATGCTTGCTTATCGGGTAGTTCCAAACCCAAGCCCAAATCCGTTCCGGCGCGGTCATGCTTTGGCTCCTTTGATGGCGGCGAGGATGCGGTCATGCGCCTCGGTCAGAAGTTGCGGCGGTGAGTGCATGGGTGTTCCCATTTCGTGTTTGACGATCAGAATAGCCGCCTCACGCATCCCCTGCGCCCGTGCCTCTTCCCGCACAGCGTCCAGCGCGGCGGTTTGGTCGGCGGTGGCGAGGGCGCGGATGGCGTCACGAATGGCCTCAGACTGCACCTTTCCAGCCCGCCACCGAATTAACTGTGCAACGTCCATGTGCCGCGCGGCTTTGGATTTCTCCACTTCAATCTGGTTTGTCCGCATCGCCACATAATTATCAGCAATCACAGCCGCCCGCTCATACGCCGCAGCTGTTTCGGCGCGGGATTGGGTCAGGGCGAGTGCCTGCTGGCAAAACTGGTTTCCGTTTTCATCGCAAACGATACCTGTCCGCCCATCGGTGAATACGCATTGCCAAGAAGCCAGCGCGAAATTTTCAGCCTCCAACTGTTCGATGCGGTCGGCGGCTTGCCACATGATCGCGTGACCTGCTGTCATGTTTGGGGTGTTACTCCGCAGCCGCGCTTTCAGATCGTCGGTCATCACAATCCCCCAACAATAAACATTGACGCCGCCAAGATCATCCCGCCAGCCATAGCACAGCCTAGCACAACAGCGATAAACATCGGCAGCGGCTTAAACTCAGGATCAAACCCGTCGACCATGCCAGTGCGGTCGAACCGCGTTAGGTCTTGCGGCAGATCGCAAAACGCTTCACGCGCGGCGCTGATCTTGCGGCCCATTTCGATATGCGGATCGGTCATTCTCTGGCCTCCTGTGCCAATTTCAAATCCATGAAGTCGTTTTCTTTGTCGTCAGCCTCAAAACAAACGCGGCAGACGATCAAATTAGCAGTCCATCCGTTCAGATCGATCTCGCGCAGTTGTGCCAGATCATCGCCGCACAGATCGCAGGAAAGGTGTTCGTTCATTCCCGATCCTCCTTCATGCGTTCATATTTCGCGTCTGCAGCGTCATCGGCTTCGGCCTGCAAAGCCTCATTCCAGCCTTGGCCGTGCCACCAATCCCATGCGGCGTCCCAAGCTGGTCCTTCAATGCCTTCCGGCAATCCGCTTTCGCCGTCAAACTCAACATTGCCGTCATCGTCGGCACTAAACTCAACCTCGACTTCTGATCCGTCTGGCAGATCAACCGTGCGTGTAAAGTAGAACATTGTCAGGTCTCCCGTTCTTGTTCCAACACCATGCGCCAATGTCATTACACAGTCAAGCGCCATTTATGCTTGCGTCATGACATTTTGCGCGGTAATGTCATGGCATGACCAAGAATGCAGTATTCCAGATCAGGCTAAGCAAGGACGCGCTAGCGGCTTACAAGGCGCTTGCGGCTGACCGTGGTCTTGACCTTGCCAGCTTGATCCGCTCGCAGCTTGATGCGCTGATTTCTCCCAGCCGTTGATCGATCTTCCGCGATCCGGCCAACTCCCCTGCGGTGTGACAATCGCAGGGGCTTTTATTCGGCGCTGTTGCCGGATCGGTTTGGCATGTGCCAGCCGCAATCAACGTCTATGGGCAGTTTTGGCCTAGACGGACAGCCCCCGGCGCTAACCAAATGCGCTACATTTCAGACCGTCGGGGGCAACATTTCCAAAATCTGGCGTGATGCATCAGCAGCTCCATATCCGACAATCACGCGATGCCCGATGCTTTCAAGATAGCGGATCATCTCTTTTTGTTCAGGTGACAGTCTGCCGCCTTTCGTGCGCTTCATCTCAATCCAAAGATGCCACTCAGGCACATGAAGATCAGGCATACCGCTAACAACGCCTTCTGCCTTTAGCTTCTTGGCCGTGCTGATCGCGCGATGTTCTCCATTTGGAATGGCATAGATCAGAACGCGCGGCCACTTGGCGCGAAACCAAGTGACCAAGCCAGTCTGTTCGTCGTGTTCAGAAGGGAATGTCGTCATCGTCATATCCAGCAAAAACCTCTATTTTCTCTGGGTCTTTTGGCTTGTAGTCAAGCTGCACGATCTGGTGAAATTTGCCATCCGGCTTGACCTTGATCCGGCTTGGCTTGGCCCACCATTGGCATTCCTGCATTGCTTCCTCAGTGGTGCGAGCGCCACTAAACAGCGCGGCCTTGCGGGCCTCATAGCGGCTCGCAGCGTATCCGCCATGATCTGGGCATAGCCACTCGCTAACACGCTGATTGAGCCCGCAATGATATGTTACGCGGATGCTGTCCGGCTTTCCTTCTTTGACCCACTTTTGATATGTCACGTCCTGCACATCCCACCATTCCGGCACAACCTGACTGGACAACATCGCGCCATCATAAGCGCGCGTTCCGTGGTTTGCCTCTGGTGGCGGAAACTGATGCCCACACTCTGGGCAAACGCGAATGGCCGCATGGCAAATTGTCTGGCAGCTCGGGCATTCTTTGCTAGGCGCGTCGCCACCAGTGCCAGCCCCCTTGATCGTCGGCTTTACCGCATCAATGAACCCATGCCGCGCAACGTTTTCGCCGTAATCAAGCACAAGGCAGTTTGTCTTGCCTGCGCTGTTGCGCGTGCCTCGCCCTACCATCTGGACGTATAGGCCGGTTGACGCCGTAGCCCTGACAAGCGCCACAAGATCAACCGCAGGCACATTGAACCCCGTCGTTAGCACATTCACATTCAGCAAGCACCGCAGCCGTCCAGCTTTGAAATCATTGATCTTGCGGTCACGGTCTTTTGTATCATCCGCACCAGTCACAACGGCGCATGTGATGCCGTGGCCTTCAAATTCATCCTTCAACATATCGGCATGTTTCACACCGCTGGCAAAGATCAGCCAGCATTTGCGCTCGGCAGCAAGGCTCACAATCTCGGCAACCGTGGCCTTGACCAACTCAGGATCGCTTGCAGCCGTCGCAAGTTCGCTTTCAATAAACTCACCACCGCGCATATGAACGTTAGTCAGGTCAATTTTGCGCGCTCCGCCTTTGCTGATAACTGGCGCAAGGTGGCCTTTATCCATCAGCATTGATACAGGAATGTCATAGGCAATACCGTCAAAAATAGCGCCTTCGCCCTTGTGCAGATACCCGCTATCAAGGCGATATGGCGTTGCAGTCAGGCCGACGATCTTAACAAGCGGATTGCATTGCTTTAGGTCGGCAATGAATTTACCGTAGCGCGTTGTCGTCTTTTTCGGCAGCATATGCGCCTCGTCGATTAACACCAGATCAGGCGGCGGGATCATCGCAGGCGCTTTTTCCCAAACAGACTGGATGCCTGCAAATGTAATCTGCTTGTCCAGACGCTTTTGGCCGATGCTTGCTGAGTAAAACGCAAACTCTGCCTGCGGATAGAGTTCAAGTAACTCCTTGGCATTCTGTTCAAGCAATTCCTTCACATGGCTCAGGATCATGATCCGCGTGCCGGGATACTCGCAAGCATCTTTGACAAGGCTAGCAATGATAAGGCTTTTACCAGCACCAGTTGGAGCCACAATCAATGGATTATCGCCGCGCTTGTCTGCCCAATAGCTATACAATCCATCAATAGCGGCTGTTTGATAATCGCGGAGTTGGATTGTCAAAACGGAGCCTCCAATGATTTCAAGTGCGCGCTGTTTTTGTGGTTTCGGATCACTTCACCATCTGCTGTGACATACTCAATCCAATCATCGCCAGCGTCATTTACCTGCCACGGCATGGCATGTGGATTGAATAGGTGATCGTCGCAGGTGAACAATTCAGACTTGATGCGGCATGACCATGTGCCATCTTTTTCAGGTGTCACATTGGCGCAAGTGCGGCAATTCACTTCTGGCAGTTTGTCCTCATGGCAAATGCTGCGATACTCGCAAAAACGACATAGAAAGAATGACGGATCATCATTTATTTTTGCTGGTGGCGCTTCGGCAAAAATGATCTGACCTGCCTTTGCCACAAGGCTCATGCCTTCCGCCTGGTCTGCCTTGATCCGTTCCATGTAAATCTCATCGGTGTTTTTGTTCACAGCGATGAAAGCGCATCTATCAAGGCCGGCCAAATGCATCCCAACCTGGCATTGCGCCCAGTAGATCGGCTTTGATTTCTGAACGCCTTTCTTCTCGCAATCCCGGAAGTTCTTTTCCGACATGGTTTTGAATTCAAGCGTGTGCGGCTGGCCGCTTTCCTCAAATCCTTCCCCGACGCCATCAAGGCTCAAAGCAAAATGTCCACCGTGCGCGGTATAGCTTATTTGCTTTCCCGTCTCAGGATCACGATCCCAAACAGTCACCCCAATGGCGCGCAGGTTTTCAACAATGCGGCTTTCTTCGCGGTCGCCAGTTTCAAACAACCGCAACACGCGCCCGTCAAACGACGGTGACGCCATATGCCGAAATTGATACCACAATGCGCGGCTGCACTCGTTGCCAATCTGGCTTCCTCCAAGGTGCTGACGATGTGCGCTTTTGCGCTTTGCCATATAGTGTTCATAGATTTTCCGCACCGTTGGCGGCATGATGTGATTTGTCAGGTCCATCATTCGACCTCACCACGCGGATAATCAACATTGAAAGTAACGTTATTCATCAGGCTGCTTACTGATACTTTGTAGCTTGTAATGTTTCCAATGCCTGTCCGACCTGATGCGCGCTGATATAAAAATGACGCGTTTGCATCAGGTCCATGCAGAGCATGGATCGCGTCAATTATTGCCTTAAGTTCGCCAATTTTCATGTTTCACTCCATCCATTTGCAAAATGGGGCGATTGCTCGCCCCATCAAAAAATGGATCACCGCTTCCAAGGCGGTGTTGACGACTTCGCCGCAGGCTGTTCCTGCGCGCCACCAGTGGCAGGCTTGCCAACGGCCTCATATCCCTTTACCTCATTGCTGGCAGAATACTGCCCATCAGCAGGCTTTACCGCAACTTTGACCATCAGCGGCTTGTCATGAAGGTCGGACGACTGGCGCGGGGTCATAACACCGACAGCATGGCAGATTGCCGACAAGGTGCGGTATGCAATCTCGCTGGCCGTTTGGTTCGGGTTGTTCAAGTTCAGGCGATCCGTCAGCTTTTTACCTTGCTGCGGTCCTTCGATCACCTGCAATTCAAGTTGCAGGTAGCTACCAAGCTGGTTCTTGGTCGGCTTTTCTTCGGATGCCGCGATCACGGCCTTATACCATCCAGCCGGAAGCGGCTCATATGCCACATTCGGGTCGACGGTATTTGCGTCAAAGTTGTTGAATTGCATGGTGTATTCCTCTCTTACTTCGCTGCGAATTGATAGAATGGATTGCCGCCGTCAAACGTAAACGGCAATGGTTCCGATATGCCGAAACGGTTTTTGCTGACGTTTGATGCAACCGGAAAACAGATAATCTCACGCTCGCCGGTGGACTTGGCCTGAACCTTGTCGCCTTTCGTTACCGTGAACGTCTTGAGGCGGATGAACCCGACCAAATCGACGTTATCGGTGTAGTGCGGCAATGCCTTCTTTTGCATCCGCACCGTGTAGCGGCTGAACTCATCCATGTCAGGCGACGGGACTTTTTCCACATCAGCGTGACCGATAAACACAACGTTCATGCCTTTCTCATAGGCCAAAGCTCCGATCCATTCGCGGATCATGCGATGCTTTTCAGACGCGACAATGTAGGCCTTGCCAAAGCCGCCAGCCGCCTCAACGATGGTCTTTGCCTTCGGGTCAGCCGCCACCACTTCACGCTCGATCATGTCAGCAAGTTGCGTAATGCTGTCCAAAACAACTGTCTTGTAATCATGCGACTGAGTGGCAAGCGCCTCAATCGCGTCAAACACGTCCTGCACCGATGTTGCCAATGGGAACAGCGCAACGTCATCGTTGCCTTGCAGGCTGGTGGTGCCATCCTCTGTGCGGATGAATACTGGCTTTGGAAACATCGCGGCCAAGGTGGTCTTTCCCATACCGCCCTCGCCAAACAGCGTCGCAATAATCGGGCGATCACCTTTCGGCTTGGATAGTGATTTCAGGTCAATCGCCATTTACAATTCCTCCACTTTCACGCCGATCTTGCCGGGCTTTGTTTCAAACGCCGACGCAATACGCTTCCAGATTTGCGGCTCATTATCTTGCAGCCACTTCATGCCAGCCGCATCAGCTTCGATCTTTGTTTTGATCGGATGCAGCGCATCAGGGCATTTGACTTTCACCTTTTCCCATGCATCGAGGTCAAGTTTCCGCGTCACTGGTTGAGTGAGCGTCACCTTGTATCCGTCAATTTTGTGGGTTTTGCTGCCTTCGGGCGGCACATCAAGAGCGGCGGAAAGCTGTTCCTCTATCTTGATCCGTTCTGCGTTTGCCTTGGCTTCCGCTTGCTTGGCAAGACGCCAATCACGGGCCAAAGCTGACAGGTTGTCAGTCATTGCATTCTCCATTTTCAACCACAACGCCTTGACACTAAGCGCCGCGACATGCGACTGTCAAGCGTCAAAATACATCACGGGGGCGTCATATGCTAACAATTGAGGAACTAAAGGCCGCGTTAGCGGATCGCAGGCTTGACATTGTGTCAGAGGCTACGGGGGTGCATCGATCAACTATCGCTCGCATCAGGGATGGGCTACAGCCGAACCCGACATACTATGTTATTCGGAAATTGTCGGACTACCTGACGGGGAAAGCACTGGGATGAAAACATCGGCAGAGATTGCGCGGGCGTATGTTGAACGCCTTGGGTGGAGCCTTGTTACAATCCCGGCAGGGTCAAAAGCGCCGACGTCATTTGGCTGGCAACAGCCTGAAAAGGCAATCAGCACAGGCGACGACGCCGAGCGTTACTGGACCGTCAACCCGACGCACAACATGGGGCTGTTGCACGCCGCGTCAGGAACGGTTGCGCTTGACATTGATAGTGTCGAAAACACGCGGATCATTTTTGACACTCTAGGGATTAGCTATGACGCGATCATGTCAGGTGTGCCGCGCATTGTGGGGCGTCCGAACCGTGGCAAGGCGTTGTTCAAGGCTCCGGCTGGCCTGACCCTTGCAACGCACAAGATCAGTTGGCCGACGCAAGCAGACCCGCGCAAGACAGAAGTGGTATTTGAGTTGCGGGCTGGTGCGGTGCAGGACGTTCTGCCGCCGTCTATCCATCCCGACACTGGAAACCCCTACACATGGGCCGGAGCAAGCGTGTGGGACGGGTTGCCTGACATTCCAGCGCCATTGCTGACGATCTGGACGGAATGGGATCGGTTCCGGCCACAACTGATGGATGCCTGCCCGTGGAAGCCGCAGCGCGAGTTTCAACCGCCGCGCAAGATCAGACCGCAATCCGAGAAGGGGTCGGTGATTGAGGCGTTCAATGCCGCGCATGATATGGATCAGCTATTGCAGCGGTTTGGATACAAGCCCACGGCGCGCAATCGCTACCTTAGCCCCAACAGCACAAGCGGGCTTGCTGGCGTGGTTTTGTTTGATGATGGCAAGGCATACAGCCACCATGCAAGTGATCCGTTTGACGGCGCGCACACGTTTGATGCGTTTGATCTGTGGTGCCAATATGAACACATGGGCGATGTGACGAAGGCTGTTAAAGACGCCGCGCTATTGCTCAAGATCGATAACGAGCCTGACCACGCATACGACGCCGAGGCGATCAACCACGGCGCAAAGGTTGCGGCGTCATGGCGCAAGCCTACCGTATCTGAAACCGAAGTGCCTGGCGTGCCAGATCACCTGCTTTCAATCCCTGGAGTGTTGCAGGATGCGGTGAACTTCTATGCCACAACTGCCCCGAAGCCGCAGCCTCAGTTCGCCGTGCAGGCCGCGCTTGCGTTTGGGTCTGTTGTCATGGGGCGGCGGTGGGTGACGGATCAGCGTAATTTTTCTGGTCTCTATTTTGTCAATGTTGGTGTGTCCGCCGCAGGCAAGGAGCATTCCAAGACGGTGCTGGAAAAGCTACTAGAAGCGTCTGGGCTGGAAAGTCTGATCGGCCCTAGCGGATACACCAGTGCAAGCGGGGTCTTTTCTGCCTTGGTGCAGCAGCCGTGCCATTTGACGATCATTGACGAGCTGGGCCGCGTTTTGCAGACCGCCAGCGCGGCTGGAAACCATCACAAGGTCGATGCGCAGACAATCCTGATGGAGGTATTCGGGCGGCAGGATAGCACCCTTCGCCCGCAGGGATATTCCAAGATGGGGATGACCAAAAAGCAGGCTGACGAGTTTGACAAGGTAGTTAGGTCGCCAAGCCTTACTCTCATGTCAATGACAACGCCAAGCACGCTCTACGGCCAGCTTTCCAGCGCATACGTCAAGGATGGTTTTCTTGGCCGCTTTGTCATTGTTGAAAGTCCAATCGGGCGGCAAGAGGGCAGGCCTATCAAAGTGCTGCCGCCCAGCCCGCGCCTGATCTCATGGGCGCAAGAGTGCGCCGCAGCTCAGGACGGCAATGGTGGATTGCCGGGGGATGGAAACCATGAGTTTCCGCCTGCGCCTGTAGTGGTGCCATTTGCGCCTGAGTGCGAAGCGATCCTGCGCGACTTTGACCGCGAGATGTTGCGGGCGATGGATGAGGTTGAGCGGTTCGGAATGGAGGCGATGTTTGGCCGCACAAAGGAGATAGCGCAGAGGTTGGCGCTTATTGTGGCCCGCAGCGCCAATGAGAGCGCCGTTAGCGGGCCTTCTCTGCTTTGGGCGGTGGACTACGCCAGACACTACGCAAAGGCCACTGTGGCTGCCCTGCGGCGGTCTATGAGTGATGGGCCATTTGAAGCCGCATGCAAGGCCGTTCTGGTGGAAATCGGAAACGGCGGACTTAAGGGGCGCACGATGGCGGAACTGTCCGATCTTGTGTCTGCCTTCCGCAATCTTGAACCGCGCAAGCGGGGCGAGGTGCTGGATACGCTGGCGTCAGATCACGGCGTCATGAGCCGGAACATGAACGAAGGCCAGAAGGGCAGGCCTCGCATCGCGTGGTATCTGCCGCCGCAGGATTAATCCGGCATTTATCCCCATTTATCGGAAACCAAAGCCGGAAAAATGCAGGCCAGAAAAGTGCAGCAAACACAGGCAGTTAGGTATGTATATATATAGAGGGGGGGATTTATCTTATATATATACTACTACCACCTCCTACCTGTCCTACCACCCCCAGAACGGCTACTACCTACTCTTAGCAACGCCGGATAAATGGGATAAATGGGATAAATGATTTTTGCGTTGCGTTTCAATGGCTTAGCGAAAATCATAAATCAGGATAAATCTGGCATTAATGTTTTGACGAAAAAACCTGTTGACGGACGCGGCGCATGTGGTAGTGTCATTACATAGATAAGGAGACCTGACATGGACCTGACCAAGATCGACAAACCCTTCGGGGGACTGGACCGCGAAACCAAGATTGCGCTGTTTACCTCGTGGGTGGATGGTGATGGCCTTGAATATTATTCATCTATGGCTGGTAAGTGGGTATATACATCAGTTCCATCTTGGGGACGCAGCATTCGGTATCGCAAGGCAGCCCCAACCAAGCCCAGCATCGACTGGGATCACGTCGCGCCGCAGTTCAAGTGGATGGCGACCACAATGCTTTACGAGGAAAAGCCAAGATTGAGTAGAACCAAATGGGAATGTACAGGCGGGGATTGCGCAAATATTACCGCCTTTGCATCCTTCCGCGCCGGAACCTGCGACTGGAAAGATAGCCTTGTGCAGAGGCCAGAATGACAGACACAGACCTGATATGGGCAGGCATTACACCGCCAACACGCGGACAAAAAACGATCTGCCCAAAGTGCAGCCATACGCGCAAAAACGCAAAACAACGTTGCCTGAAAATATACATTGATCGTGCATACTGCTTTCATTGTGAATGGGAGGTGCGATTTGACTGATATTCTTGTGCCTAAGGAAACTAACAGTTCATACTATCACGACCCATACACTCAGGCAGGCGCACGGTCTATCATGCGTAGGTTTAACCATGACGTAATCGCCATGCTTGACCACATGGAAGCAAACCGCCAGCGTTTCAAAGATGGTCGCACCATGCTTGCCACGTCGCCACTTGCCAAGAAGATCTGGGTCGCAGGGGCAATGAAAACACTTGGCCTCATCGCAGAGCATTCTACCGCCAACGGCGCTTGCGCCTTGACGCTCACAGAAAAAGCCATTGCACAAATGGCAAACATCAAAAGGTTTGGATGATGGACAAGAACATCATGACGGCAATCAAGGCCATGATCAGCCATAAAGGCCTTGATCGGGAATACACCATCCCAGACATTGCCAACAGATCGCATCTGCCACTTGAAGATGCGCGGCGATCCATGAACGCTGGAACGCGGCACAAAATCTTTGCCAGCCGCCGCGTATGTGCCAACAAAGAACAGATCATGGTTTACACCCTAACCGCATCAGGCAAAGCTATCGCCAAACGCATGCAGGAAGGCCGGATCGCGCTATGACCAACAGCAACCCAAATAGCAAATACGAAATCTACAAGGCATGTTCAGACGCCGGTATGTCGCTCGAAGAAGCCGCAACCGCAATGGGCATTCAGGTGGCAACAGTCAGATCATACGCCCGCGACCACAGCCTGCCATTCCGTGGCCTTGTGTTTTTCAACCCTGCCACGCGACCGGAAAAGCCAAAGCGCGTCGGTGTCGTCACGTGGGAGCGCCGCGAGGAATACGGGCATGTCAACCGCGTGTCACTGGTGGCGGTTCCGGGCGTTCAAATTGGGAGGGTGGGATGAACCTGCGCGAAAAATTGGCAGACTGGATCAGCGGCGGGCTTATCACATTTTGGTATGATAAATATGTTGAAAGCCAGCTTAATTATGGGACTGAAAAATGTAGAGTGTGGCGTCTTGAGTATGGGTTGACTGAAATCGCATCCCAAGAAAAACCAACTAGCAACGCAACCGTGCGCCGCATGGCACGCATGGCAAGGGAAGCAATCAATGTGTAGGGCATTGACTGCGCTACATAGTATGTTACTGTAATGACGCGCATGTTGCGCACAGACCTGACAAAAGGAAAACATCATGGAAAAATCCCTCATTACTGCGGTTCAGGACGAACTGAAAAAGGCAGAGCGCGACAGCGCAAAGGCAAAGCTGAAAACAATGTTTGCTGACCGCATCAAGGCAAAGGAAACGATCAAGAACATCGACGATCAGATCGTTGATCTTCTGACGACAGTTGGTGAAACCGAAGAAGGCATCCGCGCCTTGCTGGCGGAGTAATGTCAATGGTCGGGTTTAACTGTCACGTATTTGAAGATGGATCATTCAAGGTCAATCAGTATGCAGTGGAAGGATCAGACCCGGCCTTGTTTTTTGGCCCATTGCAGGCAAAGTTAAGCGACCTGTTTGCAATGGGCTTCATTCTGCAAATGTCTTCATATATCAAAAAAACAACATACGGGTCGTCAAAGGTGCATTTGATCCGTGGCAAGGAAAAGTATCTTGTCGGCAAGATCAGCAATTATGCGCTTAGGGCTGCACATACAAAGCCAGTCCTGCAATCTGTCATCAAAGACGGTATGCAGTTGATGGGAAAGGCAAGCACTGACAGCTACGACCCGTTCCAACAGCTTGAACGCAAGTATCCTCCGATCAACAAAAAGAAAACAGTAATGATCGGCAACCAAACAGTCAGGCAGTATGTTGAGGCAAATCTATGAACCTCTCACCAGCAAGCCAAGCCCTAGCCTATCGCGTATGGGGATACTGCAAACCGCTCGGATGGGGGCAGACTTGCGCCGATGTAGCGCAGGCACTAGATGAAACCCCGCAGCGTATCGCATCCATCATGCGGGCGATGAAATGGCAGGATCGATTTGCCACGTTGCAGCGGTTTAACCTAGACATGCCGCTGCGCTTGGCGGATGACACAGGACATGCTATCATTACAAGCCAAATGCGCATGGATGAGTGATACTTAGCCAAGTTGCTAAACTTCCACAAAGCAGGAATTGACATGTCAAGGGGAAATCCAAACCCTTCACCAGCTACAAGGTTCAAGAAAGGCCAGTCAGGCAACCCCGGCGGCTTCACGTCCGAGGCTAAGGCAATGTCGCTTGCAAACGCGGAAGCGGCCATTCGTATTCGCAATCGCATCCTACGCGCGGCAGAGGCAAAGCTGAGTGAGTGCAGCACGGATGAAGTGCTAGACCAGTTTGTCGAAGCCGCAATGCTTAAGATGCTGACTGACAGCGAAACGCGCGGGCTTGGTGCGCCTGCGCAGCCGATCACGGGTCCGAATAACGGCGCGCTTGTCATCAAGTGGCAGGCGGATGACTGAGGTTATCATCCCGTATGCGCCACGCAAGGCGCTTATGCCGTATCACAATCGCAAGGAACGTTTTGCCTGCCTTGTGGCGCATCGGCGCTTTGGTAAGACCGTTGGTGCAATCAATGACCTAATCCGCGATTGCATCACGATACCGCGCGAGGCTGTGCGCACGGCCTATATTGCGCCATTCTACTCGCAGGCTAAGGCGGTTGCTTGGGACTACTGCAAGCACTTCACCGCGCCTATTCCGGGCATTAGGTTTAACGAAAGCGAACTGCGCGTTGACTTCCCAAACGGAGCGCGGCTGCGGTTGTTTGGTGCTGATAACTACGACGCAATGCGCGGGCTTTACTTTGATGCGGTGGTTTTGGACGAGCCTGCTGACTTTCCAGCCAATGCGTGGCCTACTGTGATCCGCCCAGCCTTGGCCGATCGGCAGGGGCGCGCGACGTTCATTGGCACGCCTAAGGGCAAGAATGACTTTTGGGAAGTCTACGACAAGGCTACGCGAGACCCTGAGTGGTTTACGCTGATGCTGCGGGCATCTGAGACTGGCATCCTGCCGCAGATTGAATTGACCGACGCGCTAAAGACCATCGGACCTGATCGCTATGACCAAGAGTTTGAGTGCAGCTTTGAGGCTGCTATTATCGGCGCGTATTACTCTAAGGAAATGCGTCAAATAACTGAGGCCAAGCGCATTAGACCAATCCCATATGATCCAGCTATCGGCGTTGTGACGGCGTGGGACTTGGGCATGTCTGACACAACGTCAATCATCTTCGCGCAGTTTGTCGGGCCTGAAATCCGCATCATTGACCACATTGAAGAAAACGGGTTCGGCCTGACCCATTACGCAAAGCTGCTGGCCGACAAGAACTATCACTACGTCCAGCATATCCTGCCGCATGATGCGCGGGTGCGTGAGCTTGGCACTGGCGTCAGCCGGATTGATACGCTGCAAAATCTTGGCCTGCAAAACATCACGATCTGCCCGAATATCCCGATTGAGGATGGCATTCAGGCGGTGCGGCAGGGGCTTGCAAGGACATGGCTGGATGACACCAAGTGCGGACGGTTGATCGAGGGATTGCGGCAGTATCAGCGCGATTGGGATGACAAGATGAAGACGTGGCGCAGTCGGCCTAGGCATGATTGGGCCAGCCATACAGCCGACGCGGCGCGGTATCTCTATGTCGGGTATCAGCCGGTAACGGAAGAATGGGGCAAGCCGTTGCGTCGCAATTTGCGCGGCATTGCGTGATGTGATATAAGGCACAAAACGAGGGCAGACATGAAACCGCAAGACGCCGTTGATAAACTCTACAAGGTGCGGATTGCGTCCGCTGCCGATATCAAGCGCAACACGCAGAATGCGATTGATAACTGGATGCTTGGGCCTGATGTTCCGAGCAACCGCGATGGCGCAAACGCACCGTATTGGGCTGAAATGGCCGATGCGTGGGTGATCGACGTTAAGGAAGCCCGCCGCCGCACATGTGGGAACTGCGAGTATTACGACAACACGCCAGAGCGGAAAGAGGCGATGGAAGCTATCCCGTTCAACAAGTTTGACGTGGGCGCGGGCTATCGTGGTTATTGCACGAAGTTGGAATTCATCTGCCACGATCTGCGGTCTTGCTTGGCGTGGGATCGGAAAGACTTTGAGGGCGACGAATGACCATCACAACCTACGCAACACTCAAAAGCGCCGTTGCAGACTTTCTCAACCGTCAGGATTTGACTAGCGCAATCCCGACATTCATTGCCTTTGCGGAAAGTGCGCACCGCCGTGATATCCGTGATCGGCGCATGATCACGCGGGCGTCACTGACGCTTGATGCGCAGTTTGAGGCGCTGCCAACCGATTGGCTGGAAACGATCCGCATCACGATTGACGCCAATCCTACGCGAGAGTTGCAACAGGCGTCGCTGTCTGACATTGCTTTCCGCCGCACCGGCAATGTGGACACTACGGGCGCGCCTGTGATGTTTGCGCATATCGGGTCTGACATTGAGCTGTGGCCGACGCCGAATGAAAGCTACACGGCGCAGATCACCTACTACGCCAAGGCGACGGCTCTAAGCGCGGATAGCGATACAAACTGGCTGCTGTCAGCCGCGCCTGATGCGTATCTGTATGGCGCGCTGATGCATTCCGCACCTTATCTCAAAGACGACGCGCGGGTTGCGCTGTGGGCTGGCCTGTATCAGCAAGCAGTGCAAGGATTGGCGCAAGAAAGTGAACAAGCGCGGTATGGTTCGCCGCTTCGGATGAGGATGCGATAATGAACAATGCACAACGTGAGAAGATCGCGGCAGAATGCTTCAACGCCAGCCCCGGAACGGTCTACGTAAAGTTTGACGTTTCTGGCAATGGTTGGGGCGGTCTTGCGGTTGTAAGGCCGCAGGGAGATGCAAATCGGGTTGATTACGTTATCACCGAAGCAAAGGTAAGCTGACATGGCCGATCATCTCATGCCATGGTTTGGGTGAAACCCATATCTCAAATTTGCATCAATTCGGCGCGCGATTGCTTCTTCTAGCGTGTCGAATGATCCGAGCTTAACCCTTGTCCCGTTTGCTTGAATTTCTGCGCGCCATTTCCCACGGTCACTCGCCCAAGAAACTCCGTTGAACCCTGAAGAGTTGGAACGACGACGCATAACATTTTTCAAGTTTTCAGCCCTAGTTACAGGCCTTAGATTTGAAATTCTGTTGTCGTGCCTGACGCCATTGATATGGTCAATGTCTGCATCTGGCCATTCTTCATGCGTTAACGCCCACAAAACGCGATGCGCTTGATGCCTTTTCCCAAATATGTTGCCACAAAGATACCCGGTTCCTTTGTCCAAGCAAGCTAAGGCTGGTGTGTTTGCAAATTTTGTATTGAATGACCTACACATCGACACGGCAGAAAGTTGTCCGCGCTGAGTATACATGTCTGGTGTGCGTTCTTTCCAAATCATGTGGCCACTTTCGGCATTATGGTGTATGATTGACTGAAGTATTGCGATTGGCGTATCAAGCATGTGTGCCCCCAAGTGCTAAAGTTAACATTATACCAATACCCCAAAACAGGCAAGGACTAAGACATGGCCGACACAACCACGACAAATCTTGCGCTTGTTAAGCCTGAAGTTGGGGCTTCCGAAGATAGCTGGGGGTCAAAACTCAATACTTCTTTGGATACGCTGGACGCTGTTTTGTTTGGGTCTGTGGCGATCCAGCCAAATCTTGGCACTGGTTGGGAAGTCGGCGGCGTTGCTGTCACGTCAACTGCGGCTGAGTTGAACATCCTTGACGGTGTGACAGCCACAGCAGCGGAATTGAACATCCTCGACGGCGCAACGCTGACCGTCACCGAGTTGAACTATGTTGATGGCGTGACAAGCGCCATTCAAACGCAACTGAACGCCAAGCAATCGCTAGATGCGACCTTGACCGCTCTGGCAGCATACAACACCGCAGGGCTGTTGACACAGACGGCAGCGGATACGTTCACGGGCCGCACGATCACGGCAGGCACCGGCATCAGCGTGACGAATGGCGATGGGGTGGCTGGCAATCCGACGATTAGCGCGACTGGTGGCGTAACATCGCTCGGCACGATCACGACAACCAGCGGCGCAAGCCAAACGCTGTCCGGCCTGACCCTGACGGATTACAAATTTCTGCGATTGTCAGTCAAGGGTGTGTCGTCAACAGTGACTTCCACAATCCTGAGTGTTACCGGATGTGGGGCTATTGGAAATGCGATTTCAAATACTGGCGCAACTTTGACCGGAACGGTAGATATTGACCTTGGTCTAGGGGTTTTCGCCAGCAATATCCAGATGAGTACTGATGCTGCCGCTTCTGGGCGCGCTGGCACTAGCACCCTGACAACCGCAACAACCTCTATCACTGTTACAATTAGCGGCGGCACTTTTGACGCGGGTTCTATCGAAGTCTACGGGGTGAAGTAATGCCGCTTATTCCGCTGACATTGCCGCCGGGTGTGTATCGGAACGGCACGGATTACCAATCCGCAGGGCGCTGGCGTGATGCGTCACTAGTGCGCTGGACTGACGGCACGATGCAGCCTGTAGGCGGTTGGACAACGCGCGTTACGGTGACGAATAAGGCTGTGCGCGGGGCTATTACATGGCGCGATCTGGGCGGGGATCGATACATTGCGGCGGGGACGTATGAAAAGCTATTCGCCATTAGCGCAAGCGGCACGGTGACGGATATCACGCCGGTAGGTTTTACGACTGGAAGCCTGAGTGCTGCGCAAAACCTTGGCTTTGGCGGTGGTTTCTACGGGTCTGGCACGTTTGGCACGCCTCGGCCTGACACCGGATCGTATGGCGAGGCTACGACTTGGAGCATGGACAACTGGGGCGAATACCTTGTCGCCTGCTCTAACGATGACGGCAAGCTGTATGAATGGCAGTTGAACGTAGCAAGCGATGCTGCGGCTATTTCCGGCGCGCCTACTGGCAACCTTGGCCTTGTTGTCACTGAGGAGCGGTTTCTGTTTGCGCTTGGTGCAGGTGGAAACCCGCGTAAGGTGCAATGGTCGGATCGTGAAGATAACACCACTTGGACGCCGCTTGCTACGAATGAGGCTGGCGACATTGAGTTGCAGACTTCTGGCCAGATCATGCAGGGCATCCGCGCGCGGGGCCAGACGCTGATCCTGACCGATCTGGACGCGCATACGGCGACCTATCAAGGACCGCCGTTTGTCTATGGCTTTGAGCGCGTAGGATCGGCCTGCGGGGCTATCAGCCGCCACAGCGCGGTATCTGTTGACGCTGGCGTGTTTTGGATGGGGCCGCGCGGGTTCTATCGCTACTCCGGCGGGGCTGTGCAGGAGCTCCAGTGTGATGTGCTGGATTATGTGTTCAGCAATTTGAATTCCGCGCAGAAGTCCAAGGTTTACGGCGTGGCGAATAGCCAGTTTTCTGAAATCTGGTGGTTTTATCCGCAGGCTGATGGCACGGAATGCAGCGACTATGTGTCGTTCAACCTGAAAGAAGGTCACTGGAACATTGGCACGATTGACAGGACGTGCGGTGTTGATAAGGGCGTGTTTTCCGCGCCGATCTGGTTTGATGCGTCTGGCATTTCCTATAACCATGAGACGGCAAATAATCGCGGATCGGCTGATGTGTTTGCCGAAAGCGGTCCGATTGCATTGGGCGCTGGTGATCAGGTCATGGCTGCGACCATGCTTATCCCCGACGAAAAGACGCAAGGAGAGGTTACGGCGACGTTCAAAACGCGGTTCCATCCGAATGACACTGAGCGGGAATACGGGCCTTATACGATGGCAAACCCGACTGACGTGCGGTTTACTGGGCGTCAGGTCGCAATGCGCGTTACTGGTGCCGCGAATACGTCTTGGCGGGTAGGCGTTCCGCGCCTTGACGTTAAGGCCGGAGGGCTGCGGTGAAGCTGGGCGTTCCAATCGTCGGGGCTGATGTATCGGCATGGGCAAACGATATGCGCCGATGGCTTGGCCGCACATGGGATATGCTATCGTTCAAAGACGCAAGCGCGCAGGCAACGCAAGACGGCATTATCCTGTGGGATACGGCTGGTTATCCGGTTGTATCCAAGGACGGATCATGGCGGCAGATCGTGCTTGCCGATGGCTATGCGGCATTTGGGCAGGACGCCGATATTACTGCGGCTGCTGCTGATACCGCCTATGCAATCGCATGGGATGCGCCGCCATTGTCTGATGGCGTGACGCTGGCAGGATCGCCCACAACGCGCGTTACGTTCACCGAGGCGGGAAAGTTTATGCTTTCCTTCACCGCGCAGATTTACAGCACGTCAGCTAGCACGGTGAACTTCAGGTTCTGGCCCAAGGTGAATGGAACAAACGTTACGGGGTCAACCATGGTTTGCTCGCTGCATAACAACGGCGCGGCATTGGTGGTGAGCCGCACCTCAATCTTTGAATTTGCGGCGGGCGATTATCTCGAAGCGATGTGGGCAACCGATAGCACAAACGGATCATTGAAAGCGTTTGCATCCACAGCCTATGCGCCTGAATCGCCCTCTGTTACGCTGTCGGTTATGAGGGTTCGGCAATGAACATCATAGACGCCAATCGCAAGCACATTGAGGCCGCGCTAGAATACAGCGGAGGGTCGCATGTGTTTGAAGATGTGCGTGACGGCGTTCTATCTGGGCGGATGCAAATATGGCCGGGCCGTGCTAGCGTTGCAATCACAGAGATAATAGAGTATCCTTGCAAAAAGGTCTTGCATGTCTTTTTGGCAGGCGGGGAAATGGCTGAGCTAGTTGATATGATCGACAGCGCGGCTATCTGGGGGGACGCACAAGGTTGCACTTCCATTACAATGTCAGGGCGTCGCGGTTGGGAGCGGGTCTTGGGAAATCATGGCTTCAAGCCTGTGATGATCGTAATGGAAAGGGCTATCAATGGCGGGCGGCAAGGGCGGATCGACAACGAGCAAGGTGACGGTTCCGGCTTGGCTTGAACAAGCGGCACAAGGCAACCTAGCGCGGGCTAATCAGGTCTCACAGATTGGCTATACGCCGTATTACGGGCCTGACGTTGCCGCTATGACGCCAACTCAGATTGCATCCATGCAGAACACTGGACAGGCTGCAAGCGCCTTTGGCCTTGGGTCTGCCGATCCTATGGCGGGTATGCCACAATCCCAGACATTTGCTGGTGGGGTGCAGGGCTATTCGTCCGCGCCGATGTATCAGCAGTCGGTTAATCAATTCGCGGCACAGAACCCCGGTCAAGCTGCGGCGATGGCGAATATGTTCATTAACCCGCAAACGGGTCAGATGGCTGGGGTAACGCCAGCCGTTCCGGTAGCGCCGACAGCGCCTGTATCCGGTGGTCGTGGAAGCGCACCGATCAACAGCAGCAGCAATTACAGCGGCAACACTGGCATGAACATGCCCGCGCCTGTTGTAGGCGGTTATACCGGCATCGGTGACTTTCTGAACGGTGGCGGGCCGAATAACAGCGGCACAGGGCTTTTGTCCGGCGTTGTGAACACGGTTGCAGGAACGGGCGGCAAGGGCAGCGGAATGGGCGGGGGTAAATAACATGGCAGGTTCGGGAAACCCCGCGCAGGTGCAGCAGCCGTCAAACGTCTACGGACAGGCGGCGCAACAATATAACATGGCAGCGGCTGGTCCGAATATCGGCCAGTTTATGAACCCATACACGCAAGACGTGATTGGGCGCACTGGCATGGATATGGCGCGACAGGCAGCGATGCAGCAGAACATGCTGGGCGCACAGGCGGGGGCCGCTGGTGCGTTTGGCGGGTCTCGCCATGGCGTAGCGGAAGGCACGATGCTGGGCGACTATGGCCGCGCGTTTGGTGATATTGCCGCACAGCAACGGCAGCAAGGCTTTAACACCGCGCTAGGGGCGGCACAAAATCAGCAGGGCATCCAATCCAATCTTGCGAACCAAGGCTTCGGGTTCGGGCAGCAGATCGGGCAGACCCAGATGCAGCAAGGCACGGGCCAGCAGGCGATGATCCAGTCGCTAATCGATGCGGCGAAGGGCCAGTATGCGGGTTATACTGGCGCGCCAATGCAATCATTGACCGCCCCGCTTGCGGCATTGGGCGCTGCTAACATGGGCCAATCTACCACGACGCAAAGCCAAAAGCCGGGGCTGTTTAACTACATGAGCCTGTTGCTTGGGGGGCTGTGATGCAGGACCAGATCATTGCAGGGCTTGTAGCGCGGGGAATGCCTGAACACATTGCGCGCGGCTTTGCAATGAACTTCGCAGATGAAAGCGCGTTCAATCCTACGGCAGTCGGTGATAACGGCAACGCCTATGGATTGGCACAGTGGAACGGGCCGCGCAAACGTGCGCTAGAGGCTTACGCTGCGAACACTGGCCGATCGGCGGCTGATCCGAATGTGCAACTCGATTACCTTATGACTGAGTTGCAGGGGCCAGAGGCTGGGGCGTGGAGCAAGATTGCGGCGGCACCTGATGCAAACGCGGCGGCAGCGGCTGTGCTGAATTACTTTGAGCGTCCCGCCGAGGCGCACCGTGCGCGCCGTGAAGCTGAGTATCTTGGCGTCGCACGATCCGCATTGCCTTCGCAGTATGCGCCACAGCCTACGCCAACGGGGTTGATGACTACGCCAATGGCGCAGCCTGATCCGATGCAAGGTCTGTCGCCGCTAGAGCGTATGCTGGCTGCTGGTGGGTTTGCGCAGGACGCCAAGGCGGCACCGATTGCGAATATCTGGAATGCACTGTCAGGCAAGCGTGGGCCTGTCACCGCGCAAGGTCAATCCGGCCTTGGTGGGCTTTTGAAAATGCTGGGGGCTTAAATGGCTGGTCAGATTACGATGGATGAATTGTTGCGGGCCTTCGGTCGGCCTATGGCACCTGTGCAGAACGTGCAGGACGCGCCTGTGGGGCTTCTGGCATCGCCGCAAGCACCTGCACCGCAAATGCCGCAACAATCGCCACAGCAAGAGCCTGCCAAGCGTGGCGGGCTGTTTGGGTTCCTTGCCGATCCAGACGCACGGGCGCGGCTGGCGATTGCGCTTGAAGGCATGACGATGAACCCCAATCAGGCCTACATGCAGTCGCTGCAAGAAGGCGTTAAGACGCGCAAGGAAACCAAGGCTGCGACTGAGGCCAAGAATAAAACGGCTGCATGGTTGCGGTCGCAAGGGCGCGAAGATTTAGCGGCTGCGATTGAGGCTGGCGTTATGTCTGGATCGGATGCGGCTAGCTTGGCTATGACGCCCGCGCAGGCTAATGTCCCTGCTGGAGTTGCAGAGCTGCAATGGCGCGCAGAGCAAGCCGGTTTGACGCCCGGAACTCCGGAATATCAGGCTTTCATCATGGGAGGCGGCAAAGGCCCGCTTGTGGACTTCACCGGGGCAAATATCGGCGGCGCAAGTGAAGTTGGCACCATCCCGCAAGGGTATGAATTGTTTGTTGATCCGGCCACGGGCGCGCGGTCTATGCGGCCAATCCCCGGCGGGCCTGAGGATACGTCCAAGCAAACGCAAAAGCAGGCTGGCGCGGCTGAAATCGCTGGCGGCACGATCATCTCGGCAGCACAACGCGCACGAGAAGCGGCACAAGGACCTACTGCTACCGGCCTTACTGGCGCTGCACTGAGCTACATCCCAACGTCGCAAGCTGCTGAGGTATATCGACAGGTTGATGTTTTGAAGTCGCAGGCCAAGGTTGAAAACCTAACTGCCATGCGGGCGGCGTCACCAACCGGCGGCGCGCTTGGTTCTGTGACCGAAAAAGAAGCAGAAATGCTTGCGGCAAAGTCTGGTGCGCTTGACCCGAAAAGCCCGAATTTCATGCGCGATCTTGACGATTACGAATTGACGCTGCTGCAAACGATTCATGGGCCGGAAGCTGGCAAGGCAATCTTTGATCAGTCGCGGAACGGTGCGCCAATCTCGTCTGTCGGTGGCGCGCCTATGCAGATCAATAGCGATTCAGAATATGACGCGCTACCATCTGGGGCTGAATTTGTCGGGCCTGATGGTCTCAAGCGGAGGAAACCTTAATGGGTTGGGCTGATGCGCCTGTCGTAAACGGCGGGGAAAAGTGGAAATCTGCGCCTGTAAGCGAAGATATTATTGCGTCATATGCTGATGGTGGGCGAGTAATTCGCAGTCAAGAAGGCAAGCTGTCGTTTGTCAGCCCGTCATATTCAACAAATGATCCTGCAATCATTGCAAAGATCATGGAGACGCAAAAACCGCAAGAAGCTGTAAAGGCAAAAACCCGCGAAGATATCATTGCACAAAACCCAATCGCAGCGCGCGCAACCAAGTTTGTTGAGGGCGTTCCGTTCCTCGGGTCTTACGTTGATGAGTTGATTGGAGCGGCTGCTGGGCCTGAGGCAGCGGCTGGCGTTCGGGCGCTATCAGGGGCAATGCAAGAGCAAAAGCCGTGGCAGTCAACTGGCCTTGGGCTTCTTGGCGGGATCACCGGGACTGCGGCAACCGTAGCGGCAACTCCTGCAAAAGTGATGTCTGCAATTGCAGGCCCTACAGGTATGCGCACCCTTCCGGCCATTGGCCGTGGGCTGCTTGCTGGCGCGGCTGGTGGCGCTGTAGAGGGCGGCATCTATGGCGCTGGCACCGGCACAGATGCGGCGTCGCGGGCGGCTAACGCTGGCACAGGAGCAGCGGTTGGCGGGCTTCTTGGTGGCGCTCTTGGCGGCGCAATGCCGTTGATTGCCAAAGGCGCAGAGAACGTCGCCGGATACTTCCGCCGCAGCGATGTTGATAGCATCGCGCAAGAGCTTGGCATCTCAAAACAAGCCGCAACTGTTATTCGCAACACGTTTGACCAAGGCGGCGACTTCCAAGCCGCGCGGGATGCGGTCTTGCGGGCTGGCGACGAAGGCATGGTTGCAGATGCTGGCTTTGCAGCACAGGCTCTGCTTGATGCGTCCGCATCTACAGGCGGTCAGGCTGGCACAATCGCCCGCAATGAGATTGAGGGGCGCATGGTTCGCACTAATGCGGCGCTTGAAAGCAACCTTGATACAGCATTGGGGCCAGCCCCGCTTGGGCCTAAGACTGCCGTTGCAGACATTGCCAAGCGCACTGCGCCTGCCCGTGATCTGGCCTATACCACGGCATACAGCACGCCGATTGACTACTCATCGCAGCAAGGGCGGCAGATCGAGGAAGTAATCGGGCGGATCGCGCCGGATGACCTAATCTCAGGCATCACCGAAGCTAATAAGGAAATGCTTGCGCGCGGTGAAGTCAATCAGCAGATCATGGCCGTCCTTGGGCCAGATGGTAAAGTTGAATTCCTGCGCAAAATGCCAAACGTGCGGCAGCTTGACGAAATCAAGAAGGCTTTGCAGCGCATTGCCTATTCGCGGGCTAACACTGATGACTTTGGGCGGCTTACCGGCACAGGCCAGCGGTATGCTGACCTTGCGCGCCAATTGAAAGAAGCTACAGCAAGCGCCGTGCCTGACTACGCATCTGCCGTATCTATCGGCGGCGATAAGCTGGCAGAGGAACGGGCGTTTGGCTTGGGGCGTGATCTGCTTAGCCCGAAAACTGAGGTTGAGGATATCGGCCTAGAACTAGGGAAAAGTCCTTCGCAAGCGCAACTGTCGGCGGCTAAGTCTGGCCTTCGAAGCTATATTGACAAGGTTATGGGCGATGTTCGCGCAGTTGCATCTGACCCTAACATTGACGCCCGCGAGGTCATTAAGGCGGTTAGTGATCTAAGCAGCGCAAACGCTCGCACAAAGATCAGGTTGTTGATGGGCAAAGAAGCTGATGCTTTACTGAAGCAGGTTGACCAAGCGGCGCAAAGCGCAACCGTTCGCGCGGCAATGGCAACAAACACAAAAACAGCAATTCGCCGAAACATTCGTGAAGATGTTATTGGGCTGACTGAGCCGGGCATCATCGGAAGCGCCATGCAGGGCGAACCTGTCAACACGTCAAAAGCCCTCATTCAGGCTATCACAGGGCAAACAAAAGAATATACTGTCGCGCAGCAGCAGAAAATCTTTGCTGACATTGCAAAGGCATTGACGCAAAAGAAAGGCAAGTCGGCTTTGGCGGCATTGGACTATATCCAGAAAGCTATTGCTGGTCAGCCAATGACGGCGGCGCAGAATGAGTTTGTCGCGCAGCAAATCGCGGCGACTGGTCTACTTGGCGGCATCCCCGCTTCACAAGAAATGTTTGGGGCTAGGTAATGAAACCGACAAAGCTGACAAAAGACCAAATTCAAAACACGCTCACCACGGCAATCACGGAAGCGGTTGACTTTGTGGAAAGCGAAATTGCGCCGGATCGGATCAAGGCGCAACGATACGTTGACGGCAAGGTTGACATTACCGCAGAAGATGGTCGGTCAAAGATTGTGGCAACCAAGTGCCGCGACACCATCCGCGCCGTTAAGCCGTCGCTGATGCGGGTATTCTTGCAGGCAGATAAGCCTGTGGAGTTTATCCCGCGCAGCCCGCAGGCAGCGGTTGAGGCTGATCAGAAAACCAACTACGCGCAGTATGTGTTTGAAAAGAATGGCGGCTTTATGCTGCTGTCTGATGCAATTGACGACGCGCTAAAGAAAAAGGTCGGCATCCTCAAGGCATATCACCAAGAAGAAACAGACGCCGAAATTGACGAATACACGGGCCTTACGGAAGATCAGGTTGCGCTGATCAAGATGGACCCTGATGTTGAAGTCATCGAAGAAGGCGTTGAGGTTGAGGCTGTCATCGATCCGACTGGAATGATGATCCAGCCGCCTATCTATGAAATGAAGGTTTCGCGCACGTCGCGGCGCGGTGAAATCAAGATTGATACTATTGCGCCGGAAGACTTCTTTGTGGATCGGTCGGCCAAGTCGATTAAAGATTGCTACGTCTGCGGGCATAGCACAGAAGCCCGCGTCGGCGATCTAGTGGCAATGGGGTTTGACTTCTCGGAAGTCTATGACTTGTCAGGTGTGAACGATAGCGGCGTTGATGGCGAGGAAAACTTGCAGCGCAACGGATGGGATGACGCATCCGACCAAGACGCAAATGATCCATCCATGCGCAAGGTGCTGTTTACCGAAGCATATATGCGGATGGATATTGAAGGCATCGGCGTTCCGAAGCTGTATAAATTCCTGTGCGCGGGGCAGAAATACACCGTCCTTGACTATGAGCTTGCAGACGTAAACCCATTTGCGGTGTTTGAGGTTGACCCGGAAGCGCATACGTTCTTCGGGCGGTCTCTGGTGGAAATCATCATTGAAGATCAGGACGCCAGCACTGTGCTATTGCGCGGGATGCTGGACAATCTCGCCATGCTGAACAACCCGCGCCTTGTGGTAGGCCAAGGCGTCAACATGGATGACGTGCTGAACAACGAGATCGGCGCAATCATCCGCACCAAGGACATTACCCAGCTTCGGGAAATCACCATCGGCGGGGCCGCAACGGCTATCCTGCCCGCGATGATGTATTACGACGAGGCCATTCGCGGAAAGACAGGCGTGTCTGGAGCCGGTATGGGTCTTGATGCGGACGTTCTGCAATCTCAGACCGCGCAGGGCGTCAATGCCGCTGTGCAGGCCGCTAATCAAGTCTCCGAGCTTATTGCGCGTCACTTGGCAGAAGGCGGCATGAAGCAGCTTTTCCAGATCATCGCGCAACTGGCACGGCAGAACCCTAACCCCGAAGAAATGATGCGGGTGAATGGTCAATTCATGCCTGTTGATCCGCGCTCTTGGACTTCATCCATGGATATGTCTGTGAATGTCGGCCTTGGCACTGGCAAGCACGAAGAAAAGGCCATGGTTCTGCGCGAAACCCTGCAAACGCAGATGGGGATCTGGCAGGCATACGGTCCGCAAAACGGCATTGTCACCATGACGCACATTCGCCAGACCTTGGCGGATATCCTGCGGCATAGCGGCATGTATAACGCTGATCGGTATTACGCGCCCATGAACCCGCAAACTGAGCAACAGCTTATGATGCAGGCCGCACAAGCAGCGCAAGGGCAACAGCCGCAGGGCGATCCGAATGCCGCATTCTTGCAGGCAGAGCAAATGAAAACATCAGCCCGCGTGCAGGCTGACATGGCAAAAACTGCGCTTGACGCTAAGAAGCTGCAAATGGATGACGACCGCGAGCGGGATAAGATGGCGCAGGACTTGGCAATCAAGGTTGCGGAAATCTTGGCTAAAACTGGCGTTCAGTTGAACACTTCCAGCCTAAAAGCCGAGCAAGCAATGCCGCGCCCGATGCAACCGCAAATTGGCGGGATGATGCCAAATGTCTGATATCAAGCGCAAAGCCGCAGAAGCTAGAGCGTTGCTAAATGATCCTGCATTTCAAGATATTGTGGATGAAATTAAGCAAGACGCGGTGGCATTGTTTTTGCGCCCTAAATGTAGTATTGAAGACATGCAAGCCGCACATGATCGTGTGCAGTCAACCCAAACATTCCTTGACGCATTGCAGGCGCGAATTGACGCCGAGATGATAGAGGATAAAAAGAAAGGTCAGGACCGCCGTGGCGACTGATGAAACGATGGAAGCCGCTGTTGAAAAAATGTTCGAGCCGATTGTGGCAGAGCAGGATGATAACGTTCTTGAGGAAGTCCAAGACGACACGGTGGAAACCGATACCGCTGATGATGACGTAGCGGAAGATGAAACGTCAATCGAAGACGAGGATGAAGACACAGAGGACGCCGATCCTGAGCCCATCTCTAAATTCACCGTCAAGGTTGACGGCACGGAAGTTGAGGTTTCGCTTGATGATCTAAAGCGGTCTTATTCTGGGCAGGCTTACATCCAGAAGGGTATGCAAGAAGCTGCGGAAGCCAAGAAACAGGCAACCGCGCTTTATGATACGCTTCAAAAGCAGCAGTCGGAATTCCTTGCGGTTGTGCAGCAAGTGCAGCAGCAGGGTTTCCAAAGGCCGCCCCAAGAGCCTGATATGGCGATGATGGAAAGTGATCCCATCGGATACATGCAGGCAGAGGCACGATACCGCAAAGAAATGAGCGCATTCGTGCAGCAGCAACAGCAATTGCAGCAGGTGCAAGCGCAACAGTCCCAACTCCAAGAGCGGGCTATGCAGGAATACCTGAAAGAGCAATTGAGCGTCTTGCAGTCGAAAATCCCTGAATTCTCTGACGCCAAAAAGGCAGGGGAATTGCGGGCGAAACTGATCAAGACAGGGGCGGAGGCGTATGGCTTTACGGAGGCTGAATTGGGCGGCATCACTGATGCGCGTCACGTTCAGGTTCTACATGACGCCGCAAAATGGCGAGAGCTTCAAGCGAGTAAGGCAGTGGCGAAAAAGCCGCATGATGCACCTCGCAGCGTGAAGCCCGCAGGAAAGCGGCCTGAGCCTGTGCAATTGGCTACTGCTCGTAAACTGGAACAAGCGCGTAAGTCAGGGAAGCCTGAGGCTTTCATTGATCTTATGTTCAAACGCAACTGAATAGGAGTGCATCATGGCACAACCGACCAATACCCTTGACAGCTACGATATCCGTGGCATTCGTGAAGACCTTGAGGACGTGATCTACGATATCTCGCCCGAGGAAACCCCGTTCTACACCGCCTGCGGCAAGGCAACCGCATCGGCCACTTATCATGAGTGGCAGACCGACGCCCTGCGCGCATCGGCCACCAACGCGCACATTGAAGGCGACGACACCGTTGCTGAAACCCGCGCGGCAACCGTGCGTCTGGGCAACTACACCCAGATTTTCAAAAACGCGGTCAACATTCCCGGCACCGATGCTGGCCTGAAAAAGGCTGGTCGTGGCCGCGAAATGGCGTTCCAAGTACTGAAGGTTGCCAAAGAGCAAAAGCTCGATATCGAAAAGGCTCTGTTTGCCAACCAAGCTCGCTCGGCTGGCTCCAGCGTTGCTGCTCGTTATCTTGCCGGTGCTCCTGCATGGCTCTACACCAACACCGAATTTGAAAGCGGTTCCGGCGGTGCAGACCCGACTGGCGATGGCACCAACGCTCGCACCGATGCAAGTTCGCCCACTGCATTCTCGCAGGCCAAATTTGACCGTGTTATGACGCAAATCTGGCAATCTGGCGGAAAGCCCGATGTTGTTTATCTGTCTGCATTTCAGATGAACGTCGCGCAGGGGTTCACTGGTAACAACAACCAGAATTCTGTGATCGATGCCGCGAAGAATAAGGTCGTCAAATATATGTCGATCTATGTCACCGCATACGGAACGATTGAATTCAAACCAACCCGCGAAAACCGCTCGCGCGATGTGTTTATCCTTCAATCGGATATGTGGTCTGTCGGTGTTCTGCGGGCTACGCGCAATGAGGAACTGGCGAAAACTGGCGACAACGAAAAGCGCCAAGTCGTCACCGAACTGACGCTGATCTCGAAGAACGAAAAGGCTTCTGGCGCAATCTACGACAACACGACTTCGTGACTTTGAGCGGGCGGGATAATCCGCCCGTTTAACCTTCCCAATCAAAGGAGGCTGTTATGCCCTCGCAATATTTTGACACCTACGGGATCGTTACGGTCACGGCTTCGACTGTTACGATCACCGCCGATGGCTATGTTGGCCAGCGGATCATCATGAACCGCGCGGCTGGTATCACCGCCACGCTTCCTGCTGCAACTGGTTCGGGCAACCGTTACGAATTCATCGGCTTGGCTGATGCATCGGGTAGCCAGATCATCAAGGTGGCAAACGCTACCGACGTGATGATGGGCTGGGCTGCGCTTGGCAACGATACCGCGTCGTCGTCCAACTTCTACACGGCTGACACTTCGGACACGATCACCCTGAACGGCACCACGACCGGAGGCTATAAGGGGTGGCGAGTTGTTTGCGATGATATCGCAAGCGGCTTCTGGGCTGTTACCGTGGCATCGGAAGCGTCTGGCACCGAGGCCACGCCGTTCTCGGCTACTGTGTCCTAATCAATCAGGCGGGGTGAATAGCCCCGCCTATCCCATGGGGGCAATATGATCCTAGTGACCATCACCGCAGGTGCGGGCGACTATCTGGCGGGCGATATCATGACGCTAGGTGACGCGCAAAAGATCAAGAAACAGCACGGGGCTTTGGACTATGAAACTGCGCGAGGAAATGAAGGTAGATGGCGATCACTTGGTGATCAAGCAGACCCACGACTTCACGCCGATCTTGGACAGAGCGAAGCAGTTGCGGGATATCGGGGCAGCGAAGTTCGGGGAGAGCCGACTGGTGGGCGTGATCCCTATGAAGCTGTGGGCCGAGTGGGCCAAGAAGTGGGGCGTAAACGCGGGCGACCACGCCGCAATGCGTGAAGTTGTGGCGCGCGAGATGAACAATTCAGACAACGCGCACTTCCGCGTTTGGCAGGGGAAATACTGAAATGGCACTTACTATTCAACGACTGCCAGCGCGTTATCGCACTATCGTGACGTGGGCTGCTGAAACGACGTCGGCAAACTCCAGCATCAAGCCATATGAGCCTGAAACGTCCATGGCGGTTTCGTCTATTCAGGTTGCGGGAACGTTTGGCGGCGCGACTGTTACATTTCTTGGTTCCAATGACGGGACAACCTACACGGCGATCAAAGACAACCTCGGCAACGCGATCAGCGTAACGGCTGCGGGTCAGTTTGAGCTTTCTACCGCCTATCGGTATTTTAAGCCAAACATCAGCGGCGGCACTGGCGATAGCTTGAACGTGTATCTTCTGCACTGGGGCTGACATGGATCAGGCAGTAATCCGCCGTCGGCGCAATGGTGGGTTTAACCCGTCCAGACTGTTTGCTGCATCCGAGCAAGGCCAGCTTTCAGAGGTTAACCCCGCGTATTTATTTCAGGACACGGCAGGCACCACGCCCGTAACCACTCCGGGGCAGGCGGCGGCGCAGTGGATGGATCGCAGCGGGCGCGGCAATCACGACACTCAAGCAACTGTAGGATCGCGCCCGATCTATGGGAAGCATCCGGCTAATGGCTACCGCAACATGCTGGCGTCGAGTGAGGATTTCTCGGCTGCGGTGTGGCAGAAGACTCCCGGAAGCATCACAGCTACCGCAGTTACTGCACCCGATGGAACGGCATCAGCCGCCACGTTCACGGCTACGACTGACACGGCCTACTTGTTTGAAAACGTGAACGTAGGGCCAATACCTCAAACGCCAAGCGTATATGTACGCAGAAGGTCGGGTACTGGCAACATTGCCCTACGTGTTGGCTCTACGGACACCCCTATCACCGGGATTACAGGGGAATGGACGCGAATTGCTGCACCGCAGGCGGCACCGGGGGGTAATGGATTTGTTCTATCGCTCGGGGCGAATTCGTCTATTGATGTCTGGCACCCTCAACTCGAACTCGGCTCCACCGCCACCCCCTACCAACGCACAGGCGCATCGTCCGGTGTCGCATGGCCCGCACCGCCGTCCTACGATATCACCGAGGCAGGGCAAGCCGATCTGCATTACCTGCACTATAACGGCGTATCCTCGTTTATGGTGTCGCCCACGATTACGCCGAATATCGACAAGGCTCAGGTATTCATAGGGGTGCGGAAGCTGAGTGATGCGGCGACAGGTATGATTGTTGAGAGCAGCACAACTGCGTCTGCTGGTGGTGTGTCCCTATATGTTCCAAGTTCTCTCGGTGGGTATCAATTTATATCAACCGGATCGGTAGGGGTTTCCCCATCTGCTTCTGGGTATCCAGCCCCAATCATCAACGTTGTTTCGGCGTTGGGTGACATATCTGGCGACAACGCAACTCTCCGCATCAATGGCACCCAAGTTGCACAATCCACCGCCGACCAAGGCACGGGCAACTATCTCGCATACCCACTCTACACAGGTCGTCGCGGCGGAACATCTTTGCCATTCAACGGACTTGTCTACTGCAAGATCGTCCGATTTGGCGCAAACCTGACCGCTGATCAGATCGCAGCAACTGAACGCTGGACGGCACAACGCACCGGAGTTGCAATATGATTAGGGTAACAGCAGCCGCATCGGCCACGATCATTGACGCGGCAAACCACTACGCCATGTGCATCGGCATGAGCGAGGCTGAGGCCGATACCTATCAGGGTCTGAACTGGCAGGACGAACAGGGCAATCTCTATGCCGCAACGTCGTTCATGGTGCGTCCTGAATGGCTTGGCGCGGCGCAGTCGCCACTGGTGCGCCCCGCATGGGATACGGGCAACGTGATCGATATGGCGCTGGCAGCGCATGGGCAGGCCGCATTGCGGTTCTGGCTGGCTGGCGTCAATTCACCGCCCCCGCCTGCCGCTGGCGTGGGCCTGCTGACCGTTTATGGCAATATGGGCGTGCAGGAGGCCTTGGCGCTGATGGGCCTGACTGCGGTTGAGGTTCTATAATGCGCGACAAGGCGCTGCACTTCATCGCTGGAGCTATCATTGCAGCACCTTTTGCCGCTGTCGGATATCCATACCATGCGGTTGCGGCTGCGGTGCTTGCTGCTGTTGCTAAAGAGGCATGGGATATGCTTGGCAACGGGACGCCGGACGTAATGGACGCTGCCGCTACAATAGCAGGCGGGGCATTGGTGACAGTATGCCTAACGTGATCCATCAGATCATTGCCGAACTGAAAACACCATCTGGCCAGATCGGTCCATTGCACGGCGCACATGATCGTGCAGTGCAGGGGCTTGGACATGCCATGCTTGGGGCCGCTACTGTCGGCTTGATTGGGGCATGGGGCTTTGCGGCTGGCCTTGGCATTGCGCTGGCGTATTGGATTGCCAAAGAATGGGGCGATCTTGGCCGAGGTGGTGACCTGCGCGATGGCATCGAAGACATGCTTATGGTATGGCTAGGATGCTTTTACGGCCCATGGTGGTGGCCTTTGCTTATGCTGGCGTGTGGTGGATATCTGATGGCAATGGGGGCGCGGCGTGGAGTGGCGTGATCTTATGACCGCGCAGGCGCTGGATCGGTTCCGCCCGATGTGGATGGGAATTGAAACGGCGCTTTTGTCCGTCGGGTTATTGTTCTGGATATCTACCGGCTTTGGGGTGGACAGCTTTAGCCCTGAGACATGGGGCGAATGGGCTTGCCAGTGGCCTGCTGTGTGGTGGGCGGCTGTTCAGTCAGTATCGGCTGCGATGATCATCACAGGGCTTCTGCGGCCCGTTACGGCGCGTCGTGTGGCACTTGGCGCGGCTGCGCAAGCAATCCAGTTTGCCGCGTTGGCGTATTCTGCGACATTTACAGGCGGTCAATTTGTGATCGGGGTTTATCCATCGGTTCTGTTTGTGCCGTTTCACCTAGTCCTGATGGTGGAGGCGCTCAGGTATGAACCCCGCTGAAATTCCGGCTGTATTGGTCAATTTAGGCCCAACTGGTTTTATCCTATGGTGGATTTTCAACACATCACGTCAGGCCAAGGCAGA